CGGCGGGCAGCAGATGTCGGCGTGCGCAGTGGCCAGCAGATGGTGCGCCGACTCCCCGCCGAGATCCGTCTCGTGCGGCTCTGGCAGCAGGCGGGCGATGAACTTGGCGGCGTTGACGCGGCCTACGGTCACGAGTCCTCCCAGACTCGATGCGGTCGAACCCCGACCGTGACAGGCCCCGCGCCTACCGAAGACGGTACAGCAGCGGACTGACAGGCGCCCCAGCACAACGGCGCCCGCCTCGACGGGGGATACGAGACGGGCGCCGCAGCCAGTCTGGCACGGGGCGCTAGCCGTCGCCGGTCTCTTCGTTCTGCTCGCGGATCAGGTCGTCGTACAGCTTGAGAATGCGGTCGTTCGCCTCCGGCGACAGAGGCTTCTGCCAGGTGATGTCGCCTGTCTCGTACCAGATCTCCATCCAGCCCTTCGGGCGCTCCTCGGGCTGCTCGTCGCTCATGCCGTCTCCTCAGAGGCCGATGTCCTCGCTTGCCGCGTCGGTCCATTTGTCGGCTTCGCGGATGTAGCCCCAGAAGGCGGGGCTGTTCTCGGCGTGGCCGGACTGCTCCCGGATCTTCTCTTCTCGCTTGCCTGCTCGTCGAGAGGTGGTGATGAACCCGGCTCGCATCGAGTGGCCGGTGAGGCGGACGGAGAGGCCGGCGCGTTCGGCGTTGCGGGCGATGATTTCGCGGACGGCTTCCGGGGAGAGGGCGCGATCGCCGAGGCGGCCGTGGACGGTGATGGGCAGGAAGGCGGGGCCGCTGGTGATGCCTGCTGCGGCGCGCCAGGTGAGCCAGGCACGGACGGGGCAGGTGTCGGGGTTCTTGCCGTAGCCGACGACGACGTCCCGTGGCGGGCGGCCCTTGACGGCGGGGACGTGGACTTCGAGGCCTTGGCTGACGTGGACGATGGTGTCGGCGCGGAGGGCGGCGACTTCGGCGGAGCGTCCGGCGACAGCGAAGGCCATGAGCCAGAGGGCGCGGTCGCGGAGTCCGGTAAGTCCGTCGGCGACGGCGTCGTTCATCTGCCGGAGCTGTTCGGGGGTAACCGCTGCCGCCTTGCCTCGGCCGCGCGCCATGCGTTCGGGGTTGTGCTTGAGTGGCTTGAGCGCCTTGCGTGCTGAGACGGTGGCGAGCTTGGGCACTTCGACGCCGAGCCCGCGTGCGGTGACGGTCACACCGGTGATCCGGCGGTCGATCGACGTGGGCGTGGCTAGCTTGATCGTGTCGAGCCAGACGACGAAGCCGACGAGGTTGCCTCGGGTGACGGCGGTCGACGGCATGCGATGGCCAGTGCGTTCGGCGAGCCAGTCGTGGAACTCTTCCCATAGTGCCCAGTCGTTGGCGTATCCGCGCTTGGTGTTGTTGGGGATGTTCCTGTCGAGGTGTTCGTCGGCTGCCTTCTCCATGGCGGCGAGGACGGCGAGCGTCGCAGCGTCGTAGACGGCAGGGGCGGCGTCCGGCTGGCGGGGGGCGAGGACGGTCACGGGTGCTACTCCTCCAGCTCACGGCAGGCGCGGCAGGAGTCGGGCCCGACGGGGATGGTGTGGACGCAGCACTCCACGCCGTTACTGTCCAGGTAGTGGGCGGGCGGGGTGAACGGCTGCCGCTGGCGGGAGTGATCGCTTCGCGGGACGCCACGCCGAGTCGCGGGCTGTTCGGCGAGTTGTATCTCACCGACCTCGAAGGCGGCGCGCAGCCACTCTTGGGCTTCATCGAGCAGGGCCTGCTGGTCCTGCGGCCGGAGCTGATCCCAGATTGGATTTGCGCCACCGCTGGGCTGGTGGGCGATGTCTTGGCGGCGTTTGGCGACCTCCTCGACGACGTGGGAGGCGACGTGACCGTAGGGATTCTCTTCCACGGCGGTCCTTTCTGTCTGGTGTCAGACGGCTGGGGTCTGGTAGCCGATAGCGAATGCGACCTTCTGCCCCGCCTGGACGTCGAAGCACGGGAACTGGTCCTGGTCGCGGAAACAGTGCCCGGTCTCGTCCGGGCCGTGCAGAGTCGCGGTGTCCACGAGCCACGTACACAGCTCGCCGGAAAGCCAGTCGCCGCGCCGCCGCAGGACCCGGGCGGCGGCCAGCAACTCGTCGCGTGGGCTGGTCGGCCCGACGTTGGCGGACGGCGCGGCGTACAGGGCTTCGAGGTCGGGGCTGGTCATCAGACTTCGTCCTCGCTCTCGCGTTCGGCGACGTACTCACAGCAGTCCTCGCAGCCGCAGAGGGCGCTTCCGAGGCAGGTGTCCTTGAGGTTGACGTACTCAGCGGCCCGGCATTCGACTAGGGCGACCGTCCGGTCCTTCCCGTGCAGCAGCCAGTCGACGGTAACCCCGCTCGCCTCGGCGATGAGGGCGTACTCCAGACTGGTCGGCAGGCGGCGTCCCTCAAAGATCTCGCCCATGCGCGTTGGATGGATGTCGGCAATGGTGATGCCGACGAGTGCGGCCCGGATCCTGTTGAGCTGCTCAGTCATGGAGCCTTCCTTTCGCTCTCGGCGTATCTACCACTGGCCGCCCATGTGGGAGAGAACGCTGGTGGCGCGGTCGAGGGCCTCGCCTGCCTGTGCGAGGAGTTGACGGGCTTCGTTCAACTCCAGCCGAGCCTTCTCTGTCTCGCCACGCGCGTCAGTGCCGTTGTCCATGCGGATGGCGTCGGCATCCCTCATGGCGCGGAGTCCGCCCCAGATCTGCTCGATGGCCTGCGGCATACCCCATGCGGCCTGCTTGAGCTCTCCGACAGTGCTGTAGATCCCAGAGGGCTCTTCGAAGGCGCGGGCGCCGATGGTGCGGTGGTTGAGGGCTCGGATCTCTTCGGCGGCGCTGCGGGCGATGGCGGCGGGTTCGCGGTTCAGGTTCATAGCTCCACTGTACATAGCGTCCTTATGTACATCAAGCCCTGATGGTAATCTCGCCTCCATGGACACGGAGAAGGAAGACCAGCCGATCGCTGAAGCGCGCGCGAACATCTCCAAGCTGCACAACGCCGTACAGCTACTCCGGCGCGTCTACTTCCTCACCAGCAGAGGCACACGCGAAGCCGCCGTCGTCCCCGTCGACCTCGGCGAGCTCGTTCAGGAAGTTGGCGGCCCGGACGCTGCCGTCACGATCCTCAAGACCCATCTCGCCGAGCAGGCGTAGCGAGCCGCTCAGGAGTCGGACAATTGCCTCAATTGACGCCCGTGATATGGCATGTTATCGAGACTGCGTGGCGCTGATCGGTCGCCTTCGGGGTGCCGTTTGACAGCGTCGCTAGCCTCCGAGCATGACCACCTACAAGGGCAACGCCTCACTGATTCTCGACAGCGGACGCGAGTTGGCGGTGACCGCGAACCTGACAGGGGCGGCCAACGCTGGCCGCGCTGACTGGGGCGGCACGCTGAGCGTGCCCGACCAGAGCAAGCCGATTGAGATGGTGAATTTGCGGGGCGGCGTACTGCGCACAGAGCACGGCGAAGCACGCTTCGTGCGACCCGACATCTCCGACTGGCTCGGCTCTACGCCTGGCCGCTTCGAGATCACCATCCTGGGCGACGGCGACGCCCCCTTCTGAGAACGACGAAGCGCCCCCGCTCCCCTGCAGTGGCAGAGGTACGGGGGCGCTGTCGCGTCGAGGTCAGGCGGCCGACCGCTCCCACGGCCAGGTCGCGTCTCGGCCGGCTTCGAGAAGGGGGATCATCCGGAAGGCCTGGTCGGTGAGCCCGCCGAAGGTGTGCCGCTGTCCGCCGCCGGAGGGGGCGTGCCCCGCCTGGTAGCCGGCGAGGTTCCAGGTGTACAGGGGTGTCGTCTGCGGGATGGCCTGGTCGACTTCGACGTGGTCGTGTCCGGCCTGCTCGTCGGTGACGATGACAACGCGGTCGTGGCGGTGGAACTCCTGCCGGAGGGCGGCGGCGGTGTCGGTGCCTCCGCCGAGGAACCAGCCTCCGTCTCGCCACTTCTTCACGTCGCTGAGGACGGAGCCGCCTCGGGCGAGCGGGAACGTCTTCGTCTTCGCGCCGGGCTGCTCGCCCCAGTACATGCGGGCGGAGGAGAATGAGACGACGTCGGCCTGCTCGCAGGATCGTCCGAGAGCGATCCCGAACAGGGCTGCGGCATCCCAGCGCATGAGGGAGCCGTCGCGGGAGAACGACTCGTGCATCGAGGATGAGGTGTCGACGAGAATGAGCGTCCTGCCGCCGAGCTGGGGGACGTTGGCCAGGGACGCGGTGAGCGCCTTCTCCAGGGCATGGCCCCACCGCAGCGAGGGCGCGGCGTTGAAGGCGGAGTAGAACCGCATGGGCATCTGCCGGGACTTGGCGACCTGCTCCGGGTCGGCGAGCCGCTTCGCCGCCTGCTCCGCGATCTCGTCGGAGACGCCGGCCTCGTCGAAGTTGCGGAGGTTCCGCAGCAGCGCCATGTACCCCATCGACGGGATGAGCGCTTCCCATAGCTTGGCCTTGTCGACCTTCGAGCCCGCCATGGACAGGGTCGCCTCCCAGGTGAGGCCCGCGCGATTCAACTCGTCGGCGTTGAGCAGGATGTTCGGTTCCTGCGCGACGAACTCGGAGAAGGCCATGTTGCGGGCAAGGGTCGGCAGGCTGTCCGGGTCCGGCACGGTGCCGCGCTTGTGCCGGCGGTCGAGGGAGTAGGCGAACAAGTCGCCCTGCCACGCCTTGGCCGGGTCGGGGCTGGCGTGGACGAGGTTGAGGACGTCGCCGAAGCGGTAGCCCTTGGAGTCGGTGTCGTACTTCAGCAGCGATCGCTCGTTGTACAGCCGCTGGACGGCGTCGGCGATGCCGCGCTTCACCGGCTTGGGCAACTTCCGCCCGTACTTACTGGTCCAGTAGCTGAGCATCTCGCCGGGCTCGTCGGCACGCTGGAGGACTGCGTCAATGGCCTGCCTGGAGTGGCCGGCGACGCCTGCTTCGAGGCGCGCCTTGGCGAGTTCCGCGGCGCCTACGAGGGCGGCGGTGCGCATGTTGGCGTCACTGCGGAGCCAGCGAAGGAATCCGGTACACCAGTCGGGATCGATGACGGCGACCTGGCGGATGAGCTGGGTGTACCGGTCGTCACGGTCGCCGCCCTTCTCATAGAAGGTGTCCTGGCCGACGAAGTTGGAGACGGCGAGGACGAACAGCTCCGACTTGGTGTCGCGGAGGTAGCCGGTACCGCCCTGGTGGGTGATGGTCCGCTCCCCGGTCGTGGTCACGGGCGAGTGGACGGCGGGACGGGTCGCGCGGGTGTTGAAGCGGGTCACGAGAAAAACCCCTCACGTTGGAGGGGAGGTTCAGCAGTGGGGTGCCCGAGATCAAGGTCGGTGACGGTACGTAGGTGCTCTGCCGTTGAGCTACGGAGACCGCAGTCTCCGACGGGACTCGAACCCGCAACCACCCCATTAACAGCGGAAGTAGCCGTCGCCTGCGCACCGGGCACCCCCGATGCTGTGCCTCCCGAGATCAGAGTCGGCGTGCGGCGTGTTCACCCAAAGAAGTAGCCGCGGCCTGCGCACCGGGAGGTGCATGAAGTTGTGCACCCACTGTAGACGGCAACATGGGTTGCTTGTCTAGCAAGTTGTCGAAGTAGCCTCAACCACTTCGTTCTGTCACAGACCGGTAACCCGTCATCACGCTTCCCTCACATCTGCTCTACCGTGAGCCGACGTTCAACCTTGGGGGGTTCCATGCGCGTTCGCGCGACTGCGGCAACGGCCGCTCTGCTCCTGGCCGCACTCACCGCGTGCGGCGGTGGGAACGATGGCGAGCCCGATGCGTCGTCGAAGCCGTCGGCGGCCGAGACCGCGCCAAGCAAGGAGGCGACACCCGGGCAAGTCGAGGCGGGTCTGCAGCTCGGCGAACCGGCCCAGACCACGGGCGACGGGGGAACTGGCACGCTGGAGATCACACCGGACACGGTCGTGTTCACGAAGGAAGGCGGCGGGGAGACCTCCGCGAGCGGGGTGTTCGCCGTGGTCACGATGAAGGACAAGGCGACGGCCGCAGTCGCTGCGGATGAGCCTGCCCCAATCTCTGGCGGAGGGTGGAAGTGGATGGCCGCCGACGGCGAGATGATCGACGTTGGTGGCGGCAACGCCTTCAACGTGGTCATGGACAAGTACAACAACGCTGACCCCGTCCAGCCGGGCGCCTACCAGTGGCGTTCGCAGGTCTTCGACCTCACACCGGCCCAGGCGAAGGGCGGCACACTGATCTACATCGACGGCGAGGAGAAAGCCCACCGCTGGCAGATGCCGTCCACGGACAGCGGCCCGAACGTCGCCGAGGTCAAGAAGCAGCTCGAGTTCTGAGCAACGACGAAGCGCCCCGCACCTGCCGCCGAAGCGGAGGTGCGGGGCGTTGGCGTTCAGGCGGGCTGGTCGTCGGGCGGCCAGTCGGGCGCGAGGAACGGGTTCGTGGCCGGCTCGGGGATCGGCTGCGGGTCGATGCGGCCCATCTGCTCGAGCGACCGGGCGTCGGCGGCGCCATCGTCCTGGCGCGGCTGCAGAGGTATCGGGTCAGGCATGCTCAGACTCCAGTTCGGTTGTACTCGTCCACCAGAGGATGCGCCGGCTCCGGCTCGATGCCCGCCCGGTGCATCTGTCGCGCCCACCGGTCCGTCGTCGATGCGAACGCTCGGAGCATCGCTTCCAGGCGGGACATGCGGCCCCGTAGCTGCCCGTTCTCTTCGTCGACGCGTCTCACGGTCGCTTCGAGCACGGCGAACTCCTGTGCTTTCGCCTGGGGGGCCGCCTGGATCGCGGCTACGGCCTCGTTGGCTCGGGCCGTGGCCTGGGCTGCCCGGATGGTGGCGCGGGCTACGAACAGGCCGCCCCCTCCGAGGACGCTGCCGGTGGCACCGATGATTGCCGCCCATTCGCCCACGTTCATGCGGCCTTGCCTCTCCTGCGCGGCCGTGATGCTGGGGGGACCGAATATTCGGGCACCGTGGCCGCCCACATGATGACCCCGACGTGCGAGGTGAGGTACCAGACTGCGACGAAGCCGCCGCGGGAGTAGTCGCCGGTGATCACGGCGACGGTGTAGGCGGTTGCCCACACAGTGGGGGGAACGAGCGCGGCCAGGAAGCCGAGCTTGTCACGGCCGACTTTGAGGAACGCGCTGGCCAGAGTGGCGAGGCCACAGCCGATCCAAAGCCAGGACCAGTGACGCAAGCTGCACAGGCCCGTCAGCAGTTCGAGGCCCTGGTCGCCGGGTGGGTCGACGAGGAACGAGATTCCCCAGCACGTTTTGCCGGTGCCGAGGATGAGGAGGAAGCAGCCGCGGCGGCCCAGCGCTATGTACAGCCGCCGGGCCGCACGGCACGGCATCAGACCGCCGTCGGCGTCGTGGTCTTCGAGCCGACGGCCTGCGCCTTCGCGCTCACGCCCGCGGGCTTCCAGAGGCCGAAGTGGGCCAGGACACCGGTTCCGAAGGCGACGAGGCTGAGTACGGCGGCCGTCTGGAAGTCGTAGTCGGGGCCAGGGTTGGCGAGTTCGACGAGGAAGCCGTTCAGGGTCGAGAGCGCCAGCAGCAGGACTCCCTTGAGGCCGGCACTGGTGACGCGGGTGGTGACCAGCCCGACGAGGACGGGCAGCACCACGGAGACGAGGAGGCCGATCCAGTAGGCCTTATCGAGGTCAGCGTTCATGGTCAGGACTCCTGGTTGGGGTTGCTGTTGATGTCGACGTCGACCTTGACGACGGCGTCCGCGATGGCCCTTTCGACGGCGTCGACGACCTGCTTGGTGTCGACGCCGGAGCCGGCGAGCTGGGCGAGCTTGGTGACGGCCGCGGTGAGTCCGGCGACCTGCGTGGAGAGACCGCGCACGATCTTGAGGGTGTCGCGGTTCTGCAGGTAGTCGTAGCGGAGGTACGACTCGGCGGTCCAGAACTTGTTGCCCTTCGAGTCCTTCGCGCCGTCCGGCGAGGACAGCACCTCGTCGGTGGTCCAGAGAACCTTCACGTCGTTCTTGTCAGCCACGAGGGCCTCCTTCTCAGGGCTGGTCTTGCCGGTGGCGCGGGCGACGATCCCGGGGAACACCACCTCGCGGAACTGCTTGATGCGGGCCTTGCCGGGGCAGGCCGTGCCGGACGTGGACCACTGCGAGAACATGCTGTGGTAGCCGTATCCGGGGTCGGAGTGGCTGCGGCAGATCCGCAGCGGGATGCCGTGCCTCTGGTGCAGCCAGACGCCGATCGCGATCAGGTCTTCGATCTGCTTCGCGTTCCACGGGTCCGTCGCCGACGTGTTGGACGCGGTCTCCGCCGACACGGCGCCAGTGCCGTCCCACCTGCGGTTGGCGCCGGCGTTGGCGTCCGCGCGGGTCTCGGTGCCGATGTACTGGCCGACGACGCCGTCGTAGTCGATCCCGAAGTGGGACTCGAGGTTGGTGGAGTCCCGCCAGTACTCGTAGGTGCGGCGCGCGGTCCATGGGGCGACGATGCTGTGGACGATGAACTGCGTCGGCCGGATTGCCGCCTGGGCGTCCGACTCCGGCTGCAACTCCATCTTCACGGCGCCGGGATACCAGGCCATGGCACCCCCCTTTCATGCGGAAGCCCCCGGCGCGGCGGGGGCGGACTGGGTGGTGCGGAGGGTTAGAGGCTGGCGAAGCAGCCGTTGAAGCCGATCCACGGCGGCTTGGCCGTGTTTGAGATGCCGTACAGGGTGAGCTGGCCGCCGGTGGTGATGTCGAGCTTGAGGGTGATTCGGTCGCTGTTGACGTCCGAGCAGGGCACGACGATCGTCCTCAGACTGCTGGGCCGCGCGGATGCGGGCAGGGCAGTGGAGTTGACAGTGAAACTGCCAGGGATCGTGCTCGGGTAGGAGCTGCGGCCGATGCCACCCCGGAACATGATCGTGTCTTCGCCTGCGAAGTTGACGATGCGGTACTGGAACGTCCCCTGGCTGTTGCCGTTTTGGGACCAGCCCGAAGACAGGCCGATCGTCGTCCAAAGCCTGCTGCCGACCGATACCACCACCCACGCGCCATCGACGCGTAGTTCCAGGCGGCCGACGTCCTCCAGCCAGGTGAACATGCCGTCGACCGGTGCTTGATCGCCGACCAGCGTGCCGCCGCGGGATGACGCGGAAGCGAACCGCAGCACGCCGCGGGGTATGACGCCGTCGGCGAGGGCCTTGATGCCGCCAGGGATGTCAGGGGCATCTGTCATCGACGTCAGTTGAATGCCCTGCCCCCAGCCGTCTGTTGTGGGCACGCGCCCCTCCTAGATGGTGTAGCTGATGCTGTCGAGGGACACCCAGGTCGGCAGGTTGCTGGCCTGGAAGATGCGCATCGTGCCGGTGACGGTGATCTCCAGGCGGAGGACTGCCGGGTAGGCGCCGGAGTCGCGCGCCACTGCCCACGACATCGAAACCCCAGGTTGGAGTGCCGCAGGCAGAGTGAGCAGTGTCGCGCCGTCCGCGATCGTTCCCGACGTGGGCCCGATGCGGCCGCGCAGCCAGATCCGGCGCCCCTCACGGAGGTAGCCGGGCGTAAAGCCGTGCCCCGGGTTCTGAAATCCAGAAGCAAGCGTCAGCGGCGTCCATGTCTGCGTGGCGGTGGACATGCGCCCCCAGGCGAGCCAGTTGCCGCTGCTGTTCTGGTCGATGACGATGACGTCTCCGACGGCGGGAAGGTCGTAGGTGGGCATGCAGCGGACGGCGGGGATTCCAGTGACTGCGACAGTTCCGTCAACGTTGACGAGGGTGACGGTGGCGAGCCGCCAGTCGCTGCCTCGGACGGACGGGGCGCCCTCCCCCGCCCTCGTCGCCTGCTGCTTGAGCGCCCAGGCGAGGTCGCGGTGGACGGCGGGCGCGGGCCGGTCGACGCTGTCGGTCACGCGTCCTCCTTCGCCGAGATCGTGGCGATCGGCATGTCGCCGCCCTCGTCGAGGGGGATGGTGAGCGCCGCAACCTGGTGCAGTTCGCGGGAGTCGTCCTCGTGCGTGACGCGGATGACGTCTCCCGGCTCCAGGGCCGCGTTGGGCAGGGCGCTGACGTCCCCAGAGGCGTTCGGTGTCTTGGCCTGGGCAAGTTTCAGCGTCGCCGCCTGCTGGCAGGCGGCGAGCGTCGTCAGGGTGCTGGAGCTGTAGAAGTCCGGGCGACGTCCGAACGGGCCGCCCCAGTAGGTTGGGCTGCCAGGGTCGTCGTCGGTGGCCAGCCAGGAGACGGGTGGGATGTTCTCGCTGCTGTTCTCGCCGCGCGCGAGGATCCCGTTGAAGACCTTGTCGGTGCTCATCGCTCGGTTGGCCTTGATGTAGACGCCGCCCTCGGTAGCTTCGACCGCCCACACCGGGTCGGCCGTCAGCAGGTCGGGCAAGGTGGCGATGACGAATACGCCGTCCGCATTGGCGTACACCTCGGCGCCGACCGCCGCGGCGATCTCCTGCGCGCCAGCCCACGGGTCGGCCTGGATGTCGAAAGCTCGGCGGCCGATGGCGGCGTCGTCGACGAGGCTGATCACGTCGGCGTCCGGCAGGGACCGCTGGATGAGGGCGGTGACCGCGCCGACTACGGTGCCGGTTGCCGAGTAGGCCTCGGTGAGCTTGTCGTCGGCGACGATCGCGGACAGGTCTTTGCCCTGCAAGTTCACGGGGCCCTCGTTGACGTCGCCGTCGACACTGTCCAGCCGGAACAGGCCGAGGGGCACCAGTTCCTCAGTGCCGTCGCCGTATTCGACGCCGCGGCTGATGCGGAGCCTGGCCCCGTAGGTGGCGAGCTGGTCCGTGGGTGTGCGTGGGATGACGGACGGGTCAGCGACAGTGACCGTGCAGGTGCGGCGGATCGCCTGCCCGCGGTCCACCGTCACCGACCCGCCCGTGTGCTCCAAGTCGACGACGTCGCCCGTCGTCAGGAACAGCTGCACCCGTGTGGCAACCCGGTGGGATTCGGCGAGGCGGGCCAGGAACCGGTCCGAGACGGGGTACATGGCGTCACCCCATTCGGCGGTCGAGCAGCAGATCCTCGCTGGTCGCATACACGTTCAGGAGGTCGGCGCAGGTCGCGAACTCGGTCACCACGTCCTGCCAGGTCCGTCCGGCGGCGCCGTTGACGCCAGTAGTCACCGGCATGTCCTGCTCGGTCAGCGGCAACGCCCAGGCCCGCCACTGCTCCTGAGCGAGTTTCCCGACCCGGTTCTCGGTGATCTGGGCGACGGACACGTACATGTCGGTGACGCCCATGCCCGGCATGGCCTGCCAGAAGAGGGTGTTCCCTGAGTCGAGGAGCAGGTGGAGGGCTTCCCGCTCGGCGTCGGTGCGGGTCCAGATGGCGAGTTCGCCCTCCAGCCCTTGCCGTCGACCGGACAGAATGACCTTGTTGCGGCGGCCTCGGATCACGTGCGGCGCCTGCTCGATCGGCCGCTGCCAGTCCGGGGCACTGGCCACCAGCACCTTGCATGCGCGCTGGGGATTGCCCGGATCCTTCAGCCACGCTTCGTTGATGTCGCTGAGGCTAAGCAGCACCTGCCCCGAGGACCGGGTGAAAGCGAGGGCGTCAGGCGACTCGTACACCTCGATCCGATAGTAGAAGGACTGCCCAAGCGGCGCCTCGTGGTCTTCAATGACCATGAGGTCGCTGGTGATGACCTGCTGGTCGATGAGGCCGTGAGTGCCCCGTACCAGGGTGCGGGCGCCGCCGTCGGTCACCCGGTACACCGTCAGCAGGTAGTCGAGCGGCAGTTCCCGCAACGTCAGTTGCACGTAGCCGTCGCCGCTGTGAGCCTCCACCGCAGTCTGCGGCAGCACCTGCCACAGGGTGACCGCATCGAGATGCAGGACGCTGCTCACCGCGCCGGCTGTGGCCACCACCTCGACGGCCGCCTGGGTGGCTGCCTCTGGAGCCTCGGCGTCCGAAGACAGCCCCCACCAGCCGACTCCCGGAAGCCCGTAGGTCGTGCCCGTACTGGCTCCGAGATCGGTGTCGCTGTCGTCGTACCAGCGGACACGGAGCAGCACCGTCGTCCACGTGCCCACCGCGGCCTTGGCGATAACGTTCACCCGCCAGTTCACGCCGGCCGTCACTGGCGAGCGTCCGGACCTGATCGTGGACGCTGTCGCGGTCGATGAAGATGCTGCCAGCGAGTAGGAGCCCTCGTAGGCGGATTCCCCCCACGGTGTGGTCCGCGCCAGAGTCGCCACTCCGGCCGCTACTGTCCATCCGGCGATGCCCTGCTCGAAGCTGGAGTCCGCGTATGGCAGGACGCTGCCGGACTGGATCTTGCCCGCGACACCGATCACCACGGTCTCAAGTCGGAGCACCTGCCCAGCAGATGCGCCGTCAAGGCCGGCGGCCATGCCGCAGGTCGCTGCACTGGCTGGGGCGATCATGCTGGCCCGCTGCCGGTACATGCCCGTCCCCGGCGCCGCCAGCGTGCTGCGCTGAGCACCGACCTGGTTACCGTTCGCGTCGTAGAACCGCAGCTCAATCCAGGCCGCAGCCGTCAGTACGGGCGGCTGAAGGTAGGCGTAGGCCAGGTACTCGACACCGGGCGTGACCGCCGGCCGGTCCACCGACAGCACACTCGCGTTACCGGCGGCGACAGTGATCATCGCCAGGGTATGGCCGCCCGCCGTGTACACGGAGACACCCCACGAGATGACCGGCACCTGACGGGAAATGGTGGCGTTGACCACCGGCGTCCACCCCGAGGCGTCGACCTCCGACGACTCCGTATTGAAGGGGAGCAGATTGCCGAGTGTCCGGATCGGCAGACCCAGGTAGACGTTCTCCCAGAAATGGGAGACGGACGCCCCGGACTCTGTCGACGACAGCAGCACCTGCGCCTGCACCGCCCCGGCCGGCGCCGGACCCGCGACGGAGACTCGATGCCAACTCGCGGATGCGCCAGCAGTAGACAAGGCCCACGTGATACTGACCTCGCCGCCTGTGCTGTTGAGCCAGCGGATCCCAATCCGCTCCCCCGTCGACGTGGCACCTGCCGTATCCGCGAACGCGTAATAGACGGTGCCGGCCACGATCGGGTACGACGAGACGGTGCGGGCCTGCATCTCCCCCGCCGCCACCGACCGCACAGACAGGCAGCCATCCCCGTTCCTGCCGCCCACCCCCTTCGACAGGGTGCAGTTCAGCTTGGTCGTCCACCCGGACGTGTTCGGGTCGATGGACTCGGTGGTCGGACTGAGGAGGTTCCCGGGGATCGCCAAGGTGGCCTCCTCAGTTCGCGTTGATGACGGAGATCAGTTTTTGGTTGTTGCGGTGGACGCGGACGTCGATGAAGTCGGCGAGCGCCCGGTCCTGCGTGTTGATCTCCACCGTGATCGGGCCGTCACTGCCCCCGCGGGCCAGCTGGTTGAACTGGCTCCCGGTGAGTACCGGCTCGGGCCTCCCCGTGCCGTTGTAGGCGAGGTTAAAGCCGGGCTGGAGCATGCCGCCGTTGTCGTACTTGCCGGGCTCGAACCCGTACCAGTCGGTGAACAGCTTGTCCTTGTAGCCGCGGGCACGGGAGCCGACGACGACGCCGTCGCCTCCGCGGGACTCGACGTTGGTCTTGCCGAGCGTGCCCGCCGTGTGGCCGACGCCAGCGTTGGTGATGCCGACCTTGAACTGGCTGTTGCCGTTCTTGACCCAGCCAGGAGGGGCCTGCTTGCCGTGGAACGCCATCGTTGCCCAGCGCCGGTGTGGCTTCTGGCCTCGGATGACGGACTCGATGGCGGACATGAACCCGGAGCAGTCCCACGAGGGGTTTCCGTTGCCGCCCCACTGGTACGGCTTGCCGTTCTGGGTTTTGGCCCACTTCAGGGCCGCCTGGATGCGGGGCCCTCCGATACCGCCACCGCCTCGCTTGTCGGCCTCCTTCGAGTAGCCGAACAAGGTGTCGATGATTTTGTTGGGGACGCCTCGGATCATCTTCCCGAAGCCAGTGTCCATGCCGGGGAAGTTCTTGAGGAGCGGGTCGACTACGTGCTTGACGCCTGCCCGCGCTGAAGCCTCAAGGCCGTCCTTCAGCCATGACGCCCCTTCCTTGATTTTGTTCCAGGCTGCCGAGCCGGCGCCTACGGCGTCGGACGCCCGGTCCTTGATCCAGCCGAAGATGCCGCCATCCGCGAACCGCTGCACCGGGTAGGTGCCACCGCTTGAGTACCTCAGCGAGGTGTCCGTCGGCATGGGCGGGTTCCCGCCGAGCACCGGGGCCAGGGCTGCCTTGACGCCCTGGGTGCCGTGGGAGCGGGCAGCCGCGTTCATCGTGTGCACGAATCCCGTGCCGACGGCGCGTGTGAACTCGGGCCGCATGATGGCCTCGCCACCCGACAGTTCGAGCGCGCCGCCTGTCGGGGAAAGGAACTGGTGGACGTCCCTGCCAGGCGTGTAGCCAGGCATGACGCCACCGGACGCGAACTTGAACTTGCTGAGCTTCTTCGCGCCGAACGCGCCAGCGACCTTGTTCCAGACGCCGACGATGCCGTTGTTGTAGACGGTGTCGACGACGAACTGGACGGGCTTCCGGGCCACGTCCTTGATCTTGTCCCAGGCTGTTTTGATCGCGCCGACGGCGTTGCTGAAGACGCCACCAAGCCCTCTGATGATCTTCTTCCAGCCGTCGAAGATCGGCTTGATGCCGTTCTCCCACGCCGACTTCCCGACCGAAACGATCGCGTCGAACGACGGCTTGATGGCCTCCTTGTACAGCCACTTCGCCCAGCCGCCGAGAGTCTTCAGACCATCCCAGAAGGCCTTGAACAGCGGCTTGAGGATGACCTCCCACATGAACTTGCCCGCCGCCTGGATACCCTCCCAGGCAGGCTTGATCGCGTTCTGGTACAGCCACTTCGCCTTGTCACCGATCCACTGGAGGACAGGCTTGAGGACGCTGTTCCACAACCACTGGCCAGCCGCCGCGATCCCCTCGAACGCCGGCTTGATGGCGTTCTGCCACAGCCACAAGCCCACGGCCGCCAGCAGTTGGAAGCCAAGAACAAGCGGCGTCACCAGGAACACGACGATGGCCGTCGCCAGCACCTTCGCCGCTTCCGCGATGAACCCGAACGCAGGCTTGATCGCGTTGTTCCACATCCACAGCGCGACCGCCGCGACCTTCTGCCAGTAGGCGATCAGGAACCCGATGTACGGCTTGATGATCGTGTTCCACAGCCACATCACGATGCCGCCGAACCAGGAGAAGAACGGCTTGAGCACCGTGTTCCACAGCCACAGCGCACCGGCCTGGATCCCAGCCCAGGCAGCCTGCACGCCCTCCCGGAACCAGGAGAACTTGTGGTAGGCGTAGATGACCGCAGCGACCAGCGCGATGACCGCGATGACGATCAGCACAATGGGGTTCGCCATCAGCGCCGCGTTGTACGCCCACAGCGCGATCGTCCACAGCTTCGTCGCGACGATGATCCCGTAGATCAGCAGGATGAAGCCCGGAGCCTTCTCCGCGACGATCGCGATCCCCTCGGCGATGCCACCAATGAGCTTCAGCAGCGGGCCTGACAGTGGCGACAACGCCCTCCCGACCTCCATAAACGCCGAGCCGATCTTGCCAAACGTGTCCGCGAGGACCGGCCCCATCTCGGCGGAGTACTCCAGGAAACGCTCGAACTCCGGGCTGCCCTTCAGGCCAGCACCCCAGTTCGCGAACCGGCCAGTGATGTCCTGCATCCGCTGAGAGATCGAATCCATGTGCGGCATGAAGGCCTGCATGACACCGGCCATGCCCTTGAAGACGTTCCCGAAGGCGACACCGAGGCCGACGATGGCCGGCCTCATCGAGCCTTCGAGGTCCCGCTTGAAGCTCTTCCACCACGGTGACTTGAACCCGCGGGACGCACGGTCCTGCAGATCACCGATCGCGGCAGCCGCTTCCCTCACGAACGGCGTCAGCCCCGGCAGCGAGTTCTTCAGCCCGTTCAGCGCCCGCGTGAAGATCGGCATGACGGTGGGCTGCAAAGCAGTCGACCATGCCTTGAACGCGTCCCTCAGCCCGAGGAAGGCGTCATACGTCTCACGGGCACTCGGCGACAGTTTCGCCAGCTCCGCCTGATACTTGGCCTGCGCCAGGGCAGCCTGATCAACGCCCCCGGCCGCCGAAAGCGACGCGGAGGCAATCTGCCGCTGAGCCGACGCAATCGAGTCCGCCGCCGACTCCTGCGCCGCCACCAGACTCTCCTGGGCGCGGGCCACCGACCGGGCCCCGTCCTCCTGGGTGCGCGCCACATTCCGCTGCGCCTCAGCAACACCGTTCTGCGCCTCAGCAATGTCCCGCTGCGACTGCACCTGCTGCCGGGCCGCATCCTCACGCGCCCGCGCCAGGGCATGCTGCTGGTCGGTGACGCCCTCCTCGGCCTCCCGCAGCCGCTCCTGCGCGTCCTTGACCCGCTCCGAGCCCTCAACTCCGGCTGTCTGCGCGGCCTTCTGCTCGGCCGTGAGCTCCTTCGTCTCCGCCCGCTGGTCCTTGAGGCGCTGCACCGCCTGGTCGTAGGCCAACTGCGCCCGCTGCCGGTCCAACTCCGACGCGTTGGCGCCCGCAGCCTGCACCTCCCGCAGACGGAGCTCCGCCTCCTCAACAGCCAGCGCCGCATCCCGCTCCGACAGCTTCGCGTTGGCGAGCTGCGACTCCATGTCGGCGAGCTCCTGCGCCGCCTCCGCGCGGGCCCGGGTCAGATCCTCCTGAGCCTGCCGGGCGCTCCGCTGCGCATCCGCAAGAGATTCCTCCGCGGAACGCACCTGCTCAACGGCCTGCCGCTGACGGTCCGCGGCCTGCTGCACCGCATCCGCCAAGCCCTGCTGGGCCTGCTCGACCTGCTGGCCGGCCCGCTCGTTCGCCTCCGCCGCGTTCCGAACCGCGTCCTGGACGCCCTGCTGCGCCTGCGCAACTTGTCGGGCAGCGTTGCGGTGCGCGGTCGCCAGCGACTGCTGAGCGCCCGCCATCTGCTGGGCCTTCTGGGCACCCTGCGCAGCGGCCTGGCCGCCCTGCATCGTCGCCTGCGTGGCAGCGTCCTGCGCGGCCTTCTGAGCCTGCATGACCTTGCCCATCTGCATGAACGCAGGCACAGCCACCAGGGCAATCGATCCGATACCCACTGCGGCGGCCGTAGCAGCCGCCGCGACAGCGCCCAGCCCGGCAGCGGCCACAGGAAGCACCGGGAGCAGAGCAGGGCCGAACGCCAGCGCCGCCGTGACCAGCATTTGCATGCCAGACACGCGAACGTTCACGTTCGCGGTCTGACCGTCCAGGCGGTTGACCATCGCCTGGACTGCGGCCAGTTGCGCTGCCGCCGCCCCCGTGTCCACGCGGATTGCAACATCGGCATCCGACGCGGACAGAGCCTGCAGCCGAGCTTGGATCGCCTCGATGCGGGCCGTGGCGGTGGCGGTGTCCATGTCGACGCCGATCCGCACGTCCCGCAGCGTCGTCAGCTGCGCCCGCAGCCGCGCAATCTCCACCTCCGCCGCGGACGAGTCCGCGCGCAGGTTGATGTTCGGCAGGGCGGCTTCAGCCGCCTGCACCTGAGCGCGCAGCCGCTGCCCGAACGTGCCGTCCGTCTCCACCCGGATCCGAGCCGGATCACGGCTGACGTCGTCGATCTGCTGCTGCAGAAGCTGCAACTGAGCAATCGCCGCAGCCGTGTCCGCGCGAACCGCAACGTTCGGGTGCGCGGCACCGATACGGCGCAGCCGTGCCTCGATGTCCGCAGCCTGCGCCCGAGCCTCCGCGGCATCTATGTCGATCCCGACGGTCTTGCCAGCCAGAGACTCCAGGCGAGCCCGCAGACGGGCCAGGTCCGCGTCGACACCCGTGTCGGACAGGCGCACGTCCAGGCGTGGCATGCTGCGGAACGCGGCCTCCAGCCGGACCCGCAGTGACCGCGCGAACGCACCACCCGTCTGCGCGCCCTGCCGAGTCGCCGCTGGCCGGGCCGCGCGAGCACCGTCCTGGATGCCGTCGCGGACAGCCGGGGTGATGTGGGCGGCGATCTGCCGGCCGATGATTCGACCGACCTCGTCACCGACCCGAGATGCCGGAGGCACCAGCGCAGCCCGGAGCCGTGACTGGATCCCTTGCGCGTTCGGCAGAACATCGACTTCGACGGAGCCGACGGAGATGGCAGGCACCAGGAGCCTCCTCCCAGCGCCCTACGCGGCGCCCCCTTGCAGCAGCTCGAACAGGGTGTTGGCACTGCGCTTCGTGAGCTGCGCCTTCTTCTTCCGGGGTCCTGCGCCCGGCCGGCGCATTGGTTCCGGCGGATCCGGCCGCTTCGACTTCTTCTCCGTGTTGACGCAGATCAGGACCCACTCAAGGCGACGGATCGCATCCACTGCCGCGGCGAGGAGTTGCTCCTCCTGGGACCAGCGGCCCTTCTCCGGCTCGCCCTTGTCCGCCTGCGCGTCCAGCTCTGCCTGCGACATGCCGTTGCGAAGGGCGGTCATGGTGTGCGACTCGGGCGGCAGATGCTCGATGAACACGCGCAGCCACCGCCACGACCGCTTGCCGGTCAGAACTTCGGCGATGTCGTAGTGCCGGTCGATGAGATCGGCCTCTACCGCCTCCGCGTGGGCCTGCCAGAGCGCGACCGTCCCTCGGACTTTCCCAGGGACTCCCCTGCCTGCTCGCCCGCGTCCATGACGAAGCTCTGGAACTCCTCGGCGGTCGGATCCAGCTCCTCGAAGAACTCGAAGTCCTCCGGGTGGAGGATTTTCTCAGCGAACTCGAAGATCAGACCCTGGGTGAGCATCCGCTGCCACGACACCCGCCACACAGACGGCGGAACGATCCGCACCTCCTCACCGCACAGCAGAGCGGTGACGTAGTGCCCCTCGGCTTCGATCTCCTGAGCGGCGGCGGCCGTGACCTCCGGCTCGACGTCCGGCTCCGGCGTCCGCCGCGCGGTCGCGGGACGAGATGCTGCTCGGGCCGCGGTACGCGGCTTCCTGCTGGTGCTGTTGCTGCTCGTGTTCGCCACGGCGCGGGCTCCTCATCTGTACGGCGCGGGCAAGGAAAGGTGGGAGGTGGACGGGCCGGGCCCGCGCCACGGTCAGCGGCCCGTCCACCCGTCTCAAGACCCGGTGTACGCCTCGGTCTCAGGCACTCGGTCGAAGTGATAGACCGTGTTCCCGGCCAGGTCCGGGTAGGCGGTGATCGTCCACTCGAAGCCCGCGACTTCGTCTTGCTTGTGGTTGACGTCGGAGCGCTCCGTGATTTCGCCCTCGGGCACGTAGAAGCCGCGCTGGAAGTTGTCGCCGTCCAGGACGACGAACCAGAACGCCCGCCGGTCCGGCTCCGGCGACGCCGTCTCCGCGAACGTCGTCAGACCCGACGCCGGCGTCAGATCTGCGGCGTCCAGCCGGTACTGCAGGGCCTGCACCGTCGTCCGGCCCGTCTCCCACACCGTCAGCCCGAACGTCCGCAGGCTAGACGTGATAGTGGTGCGGATCGGGGCCGTGTACCCCCACGGGGTGAACGACTCCGAGTCCTCCTCGAAGCCCTGCACCAAGCCATCGTCGCTGATGGCGCCCAGCGGCAGCCACGGGTCCAGCGGCTGGATCGCCGGATCGCCCGGCGACGTCGAACCGATAGGAGCCGTCCAGCCCCCGCCGTTCGCGCCGACCTCAAGAAGGTCCGCCGCGCGCGTGATGTTGACCATTGGGTCTCCAGACATGCGAAGACCCCGCGATCGGCGGGGTCAGATTTACAGGGTCCGGCGCGGGCCCAATGCCGGTCAGGAGACCGGATGACAGAAGATCTCGTAGGTGCCGCCCACGCGACGCAGGGCGGTGTTCTCGTATGGGCGTATGGCGGGCAGAGTGACGACACCGGCCCGGCTGATGGTCAGCGTGCTGGTGGTCGAGCCGCGCAGGTCCCGCTCCACCCAAGCGACGGTCTCGCGGGCCAGGCCGAACGCCTCTGCCCGGGTGGCGGCGTACACGTCGATGTCGACGAGCATCCGGGCCAGCCGGCTTGCGGCGAGGTCACCGGCCGGGACCTGTGTGATCTGGATCGTTGGCAGTTCGTCGAGCAGGTTGTTGTCCAGCTCGTCGCGGACCACGGCGTCCGGCCAGCGGGCCTGAGCGCGCGGGATGAGTTCGCCTTCGATGTCGACGACGACGGTCACTAGTCCCGCCCGCCGATCTGCGCGGCCCGCAGCAACACATGGTGGGCAGGCACCTTCTCCGTGCCGTACTCCACCCACCGCGCGTAGTACGCCGTGTTGCGGACGGTCGCCGCGGCACGGTCGCGGCGCCGGCCGCCCCGCCTCGTGCTGTCCGTCTCCCAGGAGCGCTTGTAGTGGCCCGGGTCGGGACTGTGCTCGTCCACCGGGGAAATAGAGACCGCGACGCTCTTGATGACCTCGGCGCGGCGCTTCATCTCCGCTTCCATGCCGGGCATCCGCAGCATCTGCCCGATCCCCTTGCGCTTCACCTTGAACCTGGTAGCCACGTCTACCTCCCTCGGTCAGCCGGTGACACGGTCGGCGGCGAACTGGACGACACCGCGGGTGCCGGTGAACGGGGAATGGCCCCAGTCGCCGGGCTCGCCCGTAACGTCACAGTCGACCCCCCGGATTCGGGCCTTGTCCGTGGTCCGCAGCGGCATACCGGGGTGGTCGGCCACGGCGTACACTGTCCAGCCGACAATGACCGTGTCCCGGTCCTGCTGCTGAGAGCCCCCCACCTGCGGCGTCTCCGCCCGCGGGGTGACCACACAGCCAGGCAGGTCAAAAGACTCGTCCGGACCAGGCAGTGGCTGGCCCCGCCCGTCGCGACCCGGCGAAGGCCCGGTACGGACGATCCGCACCGTCTCGCCGAACGGGTACGGGGCCGGCATCAGCCGTACCCCCAGCCGGGCTCGAACTCATCGGCGAACCCGTCGTCGTCGATCGGCCACGTCGGTGACGGGTCCGCAGTCGCCGGTGTCGGATCCACCGTGAACGCGCCACCCCGGCCCGCCAGGGACTTGAGCGCGGACTTGTCGGCCTTCGTCAGATACAGGCCCCCACTGCCCTGCGGGCGCTGCACGCTCATCGGGCCGATCGTCTCGTAACTGACCTGCTGCGGATTCACGTAGGCGCGGCCCGCCACTGACAGAACGACCGCCTGCGCGCCCTCCGGCAAAGGCTTGACGACGGTTTCACAGAGCGCCACCGCTGTCTGAATCAGCAGATCAGCGCGCGCTCCGTCGATCTCAGGCAGCCCGAGATACAGGCCGAGCTGCTCGGCTGTTGGAGCCTCGAATGCCACGACGACCTCCCAGCTCCTCGATCGCCTCGCACCAGGCCGTCAGATCCTCGGTCGGGTCCAAGGCAGCGGACCGGGCCAGAGCCCGCTTCGACGCCTTCCGCCACTCGGCGGGCTTCAGCAGCCGCTCCAGCGTGGCCAGCCAGGCATCGAGGTCATCCCTGTCCGCGAAGAGCCCCGCGTCAGCCAGCGACTCACACAGGCCCGGCGTCGGATGCGCAACGACCGGAATCCCGGAGGCCATGGCCTCCACCCCGACACGGCCCCAGGACTCATAAGACGACGGCATCAGCAGCACCCGCGTCCGCGAATACACCCGCTCCGCCATCTCGTTGCCCGGCACGTGATCGACGTACTTGAGGTTCGGAACATGCTCCGGAGGCTCCACCTGAACCCCGTAGGCGCCACGGACACCGAGGAACGGCACATCCGGCATGCGCGCAGCGATCCGCCAGAACAGATCGCCACCCTTGTCGGCGTTGCAGTTGACCAACGTGACACAGTCGCCCGGCGTCGTCCGGTAGTCGCCGGCCACCACTGGAGGCCGCACAATCATCGACCGGTCCGGCCGCAGCAGTGACGGGAACTCAGTGAAGTAGACCTCCGCCTCACGCTCCATCCACGTCGAGTTGTACACGGCCAACGCCGTATCCCCCGTCGCCATGTTCCGGAAGCTCGGCTTGTGCGTGTTGTGCACGATCGACACGAACGGCGCCCCGTAGCCACGGGCCAGCGCAGCCGTCGACGGCACACCCTCCAGATGGCTGACCAGCACATCCGCCTTCCGGCACGCCTCACCGAAATCGAGACGGGACGCCAACGGCACCACACAGATGCCCTCGTAGTCGTACACATCCCGGTCGTCCGTGTAGCGGGACAACCACACACTCACGTCATGCCCACGCTCCACCAGTGGCCGCAGCATCGACACCAGCATGTGCTCAGCCCCCGCATTGTGCCGCGGAGGCATCGCATGCACACGGACAACAATCCTCAAGGGCTTGGCCGCCCCGCCCGGCGCGGAAGCCGGGGCGGCACCCATCAGGAACCCGCCGGAGTGCCGGTGTACTTGACGAACGCGTCGACGTCACCCATGACGAAGCCGTAGTACGCCTCCGCGAGGATCAGCACCAGGTTCTCCTGGAACGCGGAGTGCACGCCGCCGTCCTCGTCGACGTAAGTCGCCTCGTTGGAGATGCGGATCGTGATGTCCATGCCCACGCCATACGCGGCCTGGGACCAGTCACCGCCGATCGCCCGGAGCCCGGTGTCCACGCTCGTGGACTGGCGGCGCTGCTTGCCCGACACGCTGCGGGAGTACGCCAGCGGCTCGCCGATCAGCGTGCCCGCCGCCGCCATGTTCGTGCCGGGAGTCTGCGTGTCCACCAGAATCGGACGCCCGGTCGTGTCCGTCGCCAGCAGCAGCTGCGGCTTCAGCCGGTGGTCGGCGACCGTACCGGTGTAGTCCCAGTCGCCATCGACGACCTCAGCCATGCCGTTGACGAAGTCCGCCCAGATACCGCCCTGAGCCTGAGACGCCGTGCCCAGCGCGACCGAGTTCGACGTCGCCGCCAGGTACTCGGTGAACGGGCCCGGCGCACCCTTCATCGTCTTGCCGTGGATCGTGGCGTGGTCGAAGGCCCGCGCGAACGCCGTCGGCAGATCCCGCTGCAGCTGGTCGTAGAGACCACCCGTATTGGTCCGCGCCACCTCCATTGCCACGGGGATGAGGACGGCCAGCTTCTTCGCCTGCATCTGCTTGACGTCGACACCACCGGTCGACAGCGGCTTCTTCGCTGCCTGGCCGACCCAGTCGGCCTGGGGCACGTCCATCGGGATCGGCACCGACGTGGTCGCGTCCAGCGACAGCGGAGCCGGCCGGGCCAGCGACATGATCGCGCTCGACTCCACCGACTTCTCGAAGATCGGTGCCGTGATGGTCCGCGGCAGAAGTTCACCGGGAACATTGCTCGTGGTGATGGGGGCCGTAGCCATGATTTCCTCTTTCAGCGGCTACTTGAGCCGCGAACTCAGCCACCCGGCGAACTCGTCGCGCGGGTTGGGGGCCTGCTTCTTGTTGGCGCCGGACGCCTGAGTGCGGTCCGGTGCGGGACGCCGCGGGCCCTCCGGGGGCTGGGTCCTCGCCCAGTGCGGCTTGCGCTCCAAAAGCGCCTGGAGATCCGCCTCGATGGCGGACTCGTCGATGTCGCCGTCAGAGTCGATGTACGAGTCGAGATCGAGCTCGCCGAACGCGTCAGCCGGATCGGCGAACGCCGCCCGTCCCTCGGTGGCGGTGCTAGCGAGGGCCTGCACCTGGCTGCGGACCAGCCGCTGCCGGGTCTTCGCGATCTGTTCCTGCGCCGACGCGAGCTGGTCGTTGAGGCGCTCGGACTCCGACTTCTCGGCGTCCTTAATGCGCTGCAGCTCCTGGGCCTTCGGCTCCAGCTCCTTCAGGCGCTTGCGGAGGTTCGCGGCCTCCGAGTTCGCCTTCCGGATCTTCGCCTCGGCCTGCTTCCGGTCGAACGGCTTCTCCTCGCCACCGGACTCCGCCTCCTGGGCGTCGCCCTGCTGCTCGGTGCCGTTCGCCTCGGTCGCCGTCTCCTCGACGGTCTCCTCGGTGCCGGTGTCCTGCTGCTCAGTCGTCTCGGTCTCTTCGGGCATGACGAATCGGCCCTCCAGGGGCTGGTGAAAAGGGGAAGGCCGCCACCAGGGCGACCAGGATCAGAAAGCTCCGGGGAGCGGATTGCTGTCGTGCTCTGCCAGCGCCCGCCTGAAGCGGGCCAACTGGCTGCCGGAATGGCCGGCGGCGTACTCCTGGTACAGCCGCGCCCACTCCGCCGCCTGCGGGGACAGTTCGAAGCGCTGCCCGCGGAAGACAGGTACGACACCGCAGTGACAGCCGTCGTGCGCTTCGAAGCGCACCGTGTCCCCCTTGAACACAGAACCGCGGCTGGCAATGAGTTTGCAGAATGCGCAGGCACCCAGCGCCGCCGTTCGCGCCCACGCTGTGGCTTGCGCGTCCTCACTCACAGCGCCGATCACTGTGCTGCGACCGGTGTCCGCGACGAGCTTCTGCGCGACCTGCTCGGCCTTCTTCGCCGCCTGCTCCAGGCGCACGGCCAGCGGCTGCAGCTGAGCTTCGGTCGCCTGCTCCGGCTCCCGGTCCCAGACATCCTTCGTCGCCCACCGCAGGCTCGTCTCGGTCTTCTCGTCCGGTGGCGGATCTGCCACCGGCACCGTGAATGCGCCCGGGACGCCGGCCGCGTCTCGCTGGGCTTCGTAGAACTCGGCGCCCACAGCAGCCGAAGTGCGAGCGTACTGGTCGATGACTGCCTGCATCGCGACGATCCAGTCCGGGATCGACCTCCGCAGCCGCGACGGGATGATCAACCGCCGCAGCCCGCGGACATCCCCCACCAGCAGCCTGGTCAGGCCGAGCTGCGCAGAGCGGTAGCGGGCGGCATCCTGACCTCCGTCAGAAACCGTCGTCGCCACCGGCCACCTCCACAGCCGACGGCAGCTCTGCCGACTGCCGCTCGTTCACCGCAGCGAGACGATCCAGCAGACCACCGCCTGCCGCGGCAGCGCTCGATCGGCGCCGGTCCGCGGCGATCCGCTGCCGCTGCGGCTCCGTGAACCCAGCCATCTCCAGCGTCACGTCAGAGTCAGCGGGCAGAACACCGGCCTGCACGAGCTTGACCGTGGCGTCCACCTGGGCGGCGACTGTCGGCGTCGCCGGGTTCCGCCACACCGTTTCGATGCGGCGCGTCTTGTCCGGCGGCTCCCCGTCTCGCACCCACAGGGCGAGCCGCATGGCTTGCTGCCATCCAGCCCCGAACCGGCGGATACGCCGCTCCGCCTTCTTCACCTGCCGGTTGTCCGCGAACCGGATCGCGTCCGCACTGGCCGGGTTGTCGCTGCTGTAACCGAGAACGTGAGGGGCCACCGACATCTGCGACGCCATGATCCGGGCATACAGGTCGATGATCTTCGTCATGCCCGTCGGGTCGTGCGCCGAGAACTGGCCCACGTCCGGCACATTGCCGTCCTCGTCCCGCTCCAACGCGAGCACCCGGCCGATGTACGTCTCCCAGGCCGACTTCGCCGTACCGTCAGCATCCTGGAACGCCGACTCCGAAGCCCCCAGGATGTAACGCTGCGGGGCGCCGAAGAACTCCGCCGCAACCTCCATGCCCATCAGCCTGCGGCAAGCCGCATCCGTGATCGACATGACCTCGGGGGTGATCTCAGACTTGCCGACCCGGTCCGCCGTCCGCTGCCGGTTCGCCAACCTGACCACCGGCACGACACCCAGGCCGTGCATGTCCCGGTCGACAACCTCCCAGCCGCCCGACTCCGACGGCAAGCACATCACCGTCTGATCCGGCAGATAGAGGACCAGCATCCGCTCCTCGGGCCCCGCCTCGATGAACGAGTCGGCGGCGCACTCGCGGAGCGCCGCCGTGCCCATCCGCAGGCGGGCGTCCCACATCAGCGTCATATCCAACGGCGACTCTGCGGTGATCAGCGGCGGACAGTCGTCCGTCCCGCAGCCACCCGAACCCACGGCCAGATACTCCCGGCCGTACACGAAAGAGTCCAGGTGAGCGAGGCTCGACTCGTCGAACAGATCGTTCGCCTCGGCGATCTCCGTCAACTCCGACGAATCCGAGCCATCCCCCCAACGGAAGGCCTCCAGATCGAGGCGCTCCTCAAGCGACTCGACACCGACACGCGGCCAGCCGATGACCGTGTGCAGGCCTTTGAGCTGCGGCGGGATCGAAATGCCCAAGTCGCGGATCAGCTGCTCGCCGTTGAAGTACGCGTCCCGCAGCAGCAGTTCGTACCGGTCCCGCTGCATGTCCGCACGCAGCAGGTTGATCAGGGCCTGCTCCTCATCCGACAGATACACCAGCGGAAGCTCAGGGATGGACAGGGTCATCGCAGCACCACCACCCGTCCCGACTTGCCGGTCTTCTTACGGCCAAGGCCCTTAGCCATCGCATCCACGCGGCACTGCCAAGCAAGGACAGCAGCGATCGCCGCGTCGATCTTCCTGGGGCTGTCCGGGTGTTCCTTCATGATCTGGATGCCGCTGCGCGATTCGCGGCGCCGGGCGTTCAGAATGTGCCTAGTCAGCACGCTCGACCCGTCGTGAGACAGTTCGCCATCCGTCACGCTCGACCGGAACTTCTCCAGGGCCCGCACGATCTGGATCGACCGTCCGCCTGTCATCCACCACTCGATCGGATGCTGCGTCGACGACTTCACCTTCAACTTCCGGCCGAACTTGGCTTCCCAGGCAGCGACGTGCGACTCCCACTTCGCCGGGTCGGCGTACATGCCAACCACCTTGTAGTTCCGGAAGGCGTCCTCGACCGCAGCCAAAACCTCAACCGTTGGCACTTGCCAGTCCGCACCGAACGGACCCTCTGGCTGTTCCCAACAGCCGATCAGGAACAGGTGGCCGTCCGAGACCCTGCAACCGACAAGCGCGGTCGCATCTGTCACGCCGCGGTTGCGGCGGCGTGAGCCGTCGAAGCCAAGGACCACTTCGTCCTGCTCAACGACGACCTTCTCTGCCGCAGCGACGGCCGCCCACTCCGGCTGGCTGATCCACCCGTCCGTAGCATGCGTGACCTGGTTCAGGTAGTACCGGCGGGCATCCTGCGGGTCGGTGTCCGGGTCCCAGTACTCGGCGAGCAGCCGACGCAGGTTCACCCAGCCGCCGTTCCGGTCAGCGGAGTCGCCATACGCCACCGCCAGGCCGTCCATCAACGACCGCTCATTCGCCGGATCTGTCTCTGCTGGGGCCTCACGGTGATCGAACAACAAGCCGTCGTCCAGCTTCAGCTTGCCTTCCTGCTGCTTCGTCCACGCCTCGAACGAGCGCTCCGCCACCGAACCCTCGCCTGGAATGAAGGCGTTAGGCGTCTCCACCGAGCAGCCGTTCACCTTGCCCAGGTTGCGTCTGATCGTCGCGGCGAGCTTCCGACCGCCATTCGACGGGATCCAGGACTCGGTCTGGTCCATCGCCGAGAACACCGGCCGGAATCCCTCGCGGCTGGTACCGGAGCTGGTCACGAACTCGACGCGCCCGCGGGGCACATTGACGAAGGTCTCCATTGGCTCGATGTCGTAGGCATCCAGCACCGGGCCGCCTCGCGCCATCTCCAGCAGCGGGTCCCAAGTATTCGCCGTCTGATCTTCCGAAACGGCGACGATCTGCACCTTCGCCTTGAAGCCGAGCGAGGTCCACGGCCGCCCCACCGGCTCCCCCTCGGCGTCCCAGCCGTCCGGCACTACATCTGCCAGCGCCTCCGCCAGGCACAGTGCAGCGACGAGCGGCGACTTTCCCCAGCCCTTCGGTCGGGACAAGACCGCACGCCGGATCCGACGCCCATTTCGAAGCGCACGCCCGCCGATGGCCGGCCCCTTGAAGGCCGGATCGATGGCGTACAGCTGGAGCACGAACATCGCCTGCTCGTCCGTGAACACGAGAGGCTCGCCAGCCGCGGGGCCATCAGGAACGATCAGATTGTCCGCGATCCAGCCGAGTACCTGGTAGCCCAGGGTCGGGATCTCGCCGGGGTAGGCCGGTCCACGCCATGGCATCGGCTCACCCCCTGTCAGCCTCACCTTCCTGGCCGGGTTTGAGCACCCGCAGCTTCGCGTACCGCTCCTTCGCCGCATCGGCGCCCGACGATCCCTGCCCACCGTCTGCACCGTCCGCCTCGGCGAACGCCATCCTCAAGCGGGCGCGATCTTCCATCGTGGCTCCGTGCTTGGCCACGCGAAGGCGAAGTTCGCCAGCCACCGACAAGTCCCCCCGCCAGAAGCGAGCGTGTATCAGGGCGGTATCAAGCAGGAAGTCCCAGTCCGTTGAACCGAAGTGCTCCGCCTGCGGCGAGTCGACCCACATCTGCCACCACTCGCGGGTGCGCTCTGGCCACACGAACTCGACCAGGTCGCCGTCCTGCTCGATCCGGAAGTCCGGCAGTTCGGGCGCCTCGGCCTTCTCGAACCGCAGGATCGTCTGCGGCTGAGCATCCTTGTTCCGCCGCGCCCGCCGAGAGGGATCCTTCGGGGCCGGCCCGGTGCCTGCCATCTCGACCACCCCCAGATCCCAGACCCGTACAGAACGACGGCGTGTAAACGGTCCCGATCCCCGAAGATCCCCACCAGGGGGGTATCCCCCCTGGTGGATCACGGGTGAGCCAGCGGCCGGCGAGCCCGTCAGGGATGGCGGCGAGGTTGCCGCTCGTGTGCCGGGCCGGCGAGCGAGTGTGATCGTCGATCGCCTACAGCTTTGATCTTCACCGTTTCGCTTCGTCGATCGAGTTGATCAGTCGATGCTCGACGTGATGACCATGAGCACATGACCATCGGCTCACCCTGCCTGCCTCACCTGTGCCGTGCTCGTCGGCCCTGCCTAGTGGGCGGCGTGCGGGTAGGGCGGCCGACGCTTGGCATGCTGGTCTGCCTGCTGCCTCGGCGTCGATGAGGTCTTGTTCGTTGGCTGATCACTTCTCTTTCTCGACTTGCTGATCCTCGGTGAGATGGGGTTGTGCAGGTGGAGGGGCAAGCTGAGTCGGTGGTACGGCACGCTGCTCGGCGTGTGGGTCAGCGTCGTCGCCGGCCTGCGTTGGCTCGGCTGCCGGTGTAGGTCCCGGTGTTGCGGCGGTGGAGGAGCTGGCAGTAGCCGCGTGCTCTTGCTCCCATGTAGCGGCTGAGTTGGCGGTTGCACCTTGTCCAGTCGCCTGGTGTTCCCCATCGGATCTTGGCTGCGCCTGGTCCGGTGCTCCAGTAGCGGCGGAGTGCGGCGGCGTTGCCGCGTCCGCCTCGTCCCTTGGATGCCACAGGTCTCACTCCTTCTGCGGCGCGGGCTCCTGGTCGGGGTCCTGTGGTTCGTCTACCCGCTGGATGCTGGCGCCTTGCCCGCTGGGGATGGCGAGGCAGATGCCGTCGCTGTCGGCGAGGATGGCCCAGCCTGCTTCGAATCGCAGGGTGAGGGCGGGGTCTTCGATGAGGACGTCGTCACGACGCTGGTCCCTGGGGTGGACGATGAGGTAGGCCGCCATGGTCACCTCAGTCCGGGATGCGGTTCCTGCGGCCTCGTCCGTCCAGGCCGCGGGTTGGCGCGCTGTGCGTCGTTCCCTTCCCGGCTGGACTTCTGATCATGGCAGGGTCCGCAGACGCCCTGGAGTCCTTCGGGCCGGTGATCATCCGTCTTAGCCTTGATGTGATCGCAGTGGGTGCTGGGCCGCACGCCACACAGAACGCACGTACTGTCGCGCGCCAGAATCTCGGCGCGGATCCTCGCCCACTGGGGCGGGAGTCGCTTACGCCTGTCCGAGTTCTGCCAGCCTCCGGCCACGGCCGCCTCCCTACTCCTCGGGGGCTGCGTTCGGTGGTGCTGCTGGGTGACCAGCCGGCGAAGCCGGCGCGTCGGTCGGTGGGGCTGCCTGCGATGGCGACGTCGTAGAGCCGGACGGCTGTCTCCTCAGCTCGTCGGAGTGCGCCGTCTGCGCCGGTGATCTCGGCGGTGATGTCGCGGATGCCGTCGGACAGCTTCACCGTCACGTCAGGCATCGGGGGTGTGCGCAGCGTTGGGCGTGGGGCAGGCGTGCGGGTTCTCGGCGGTCCACCGTCCCCAGGTTCGGCAGCCATCGCAGTGCTCCCAGCCGCCTGCGGTGATTTCGCTGTAGTTGTACGGGGTGCCGTCGGGGTGCTTCGGGCGACCAGTCGACGTCTCGTCGTCGCTTTCTTGGTTGCCGTTGAGGGCGCCGTCGATGAGGTCGGCGACGGGTCCCCACGTGCGGGTGGTGGCGCGGATGCGGGCCGACTCCTGGCGAACGCGGTCCAGCTTCTCGGCCTGCGTGTCGCGCTGCTTCCGCACTCCGGCGGCGGCGTTGCGGATGTCGTCCCAGTCGCGGAGCCGGTCGAGGCCGAGGGCGTCGGTGAGGGAGGCCTTGCGCTCCTGCTCGATGGTGTAGCGCTTCTCCATGAAGGCCTTGAGTTTCTCTTCGGCCTGGATGGCGCGCTCGTCAGCACGCTGAGGTTCGGCTCGCTCATCCGCCTCGCTGTCGCGGAGGTAGGCGCTGGTGTCGTTGGCGGGGATGTCGATGCGGCGGTCGACGAAGAGGACTCCTCGGGCGCCGATCTTCTTGCCGAAGGCGTCCCAGTAGTCGGTGAGGGCAGCGTGAGCGTCGAGCGTGTCGACGTCCCACTCGTCTACGACGAGGATGAACGGCGGCCGGTCGTCGTCGGCACCCGAGGGAAGCTCGAGGATCTGCAGGCGGGCCATCAGCCGGTCACCGCCTCGTAGGTGGCGGCGAAGACGTCGTCTCGGCAGGGGTAGAACTCGCCCTGCACGCCCTTGATGATCCAGTCTCCGTACTGGAACTGAACCCACGTGTCGTGGAGTCGGTCGTAGACGTGGAAGTCGCGGTCGACGTCGTTGAGCTTGACGAGCCCGTTGGTGAAGTCGATCAGCTCTCGCATGGACACGTCCTCGGTCCACTGCACGGCTTCGATCTCGACGGGCTTCTTGCGGTAGCGGGCCATCAGCGGGTCACCGCCTTGGGCTCCTCGACGAGGAGGATGCTGAGGACGTTGTCGCTGGGGATGAGGGCGACGTCTCGGCCGTTGGCGTCGGTGAAGCGGTACTGGCCTTCGTCGATGTCCTTCTCGACTTTGGCGGCGGTGACGGTGTCGTCGAGACCGAGGGTGTAGGTGATGTTGTAGCGGGCCATGGCCCGGGCTCCTGTGGGGTGGTGGTCAGGGTTTCCAGCGGGGTCCGCGTAGTGCGGCGGGCACCTGGCTGGGGATGATGGGTGGGGTGGCGAGGATGTCGCCGAGGCTGAGGCGACCGCTGTCGCGGGGCTGCGGTTCGGGCGGCTGGGTCCGGTCGAGTCCGGCGAGGATCTCGGGCGTGATGCCGTGGGCGTGCGCGAGGTCCACCAGTTCAGGGCAGTCGTTGACGGACTCGATGCTCGGGAGTCCCCAGTCGTCGAGTCCGCATCCTTCGCAGGCTCCGGCAAACGCGGGGAAAGCCGGGTCGAGCCGGTGTCGGTTGAGGATGCGCCGGTCTGCGTCGCAGCGGAGGCGAACGCCCTCGGTCTGGCTGGACGGCCACTCGTTTTCGTCCAGCAGCAGCTCGACCTGCTCAACTTGCTGGGTGATCCAGGCGTGGAGATCCATGGCGCGGGCTCCGGGGTGGGGTTAGAGGTCGCGGGGCGTGGCGATCCACATCCCGCCGTGGATGAACGGGCAGTTCGGCAGGGGCGCGGACGCGATCACGTCGGACCACTCGCGGTTGATCGCGGTGTGCGGGTCGCAGTTGTGGACGTGACCGGGTTGAGCCCGGAACCGGAGTGCGACGGTTGCCTTCTCTGTGCAGCCTTCCCAGCCGCACAGACTGAGATCTTCCTGCACTGTCCCGGCAGGCTCCGTCCTGCTATCCGTCTGTTCCATGGACCGTCTCCTCGGTGCGGCTCAGCGGTGGGTGAGGAGGAAGATGGTGCGCTTGCCGAAGCAGAGGCCGATCTCCCAGCTGCTGTTGTCGCGGGCGATGTGGATCGGGGTGAGGTGGAGCTGCCAGAGCCAGCGGCTGCGCCAGTAGGTGCGGTAGCCGAACGGCTGAGCGTGCCCGATCTTGAGGGCCTTCCAATGCCACGGCTTTTCACCGCGCCACACGGTCCTGATCAAGCGGGTGCTGTCGGCGGTCGTGCTCATGTCGGCTCCTGGGTGGCGATGCCAAGCGGGCCCGTGATCTCGTACTGGTCGAGCTGGCTGAGTGTGTAGCCGAGTAGGGCCCGCAGCAGCGCCCGTTCGCGTGCGCTGTAGGGGATGCCGCCGGGCTGGTCGATGTAGCTGAACGTCTCGCCGTCGGACCACGCGTACAGCAGCGTGACGGGCTTCTGCTTGATCTGGGCGTTGTCGCGGTCAGCTCGGGCAGCGTCGAGTCGGCAAGCGGACGGCCCACCGGGACAGCAGTCATCGTTGTCGCGACACTGCTCGACGAGCGAGGTGATGGGGTCGGTGGCCATGGCGCGGGCTCCGTGGGGTCAAACGATGGGGGTCCCGCACCACTGACAGCGCGGGGCGATGCTGTGCGATGCGCCACGTCCGTGGCGTCCGCGCTTGTGGAGGTACCGCATGCGCGCTGCGTAGACCCTGGAGTACACGGCCACATAGGCGCTGTATAGGCCGCCTCCCTCACGCCTGAAGCTGGGGATGCGGCGATAGGCGAACCGCTGTGTGGCGTTCATGGCGCGGGCTCCGGGGTCAGGTGAGGCGGTATCCGGCGTGGTCGTAGTAGTCGATTCCGCCGAGTTCGATGCGGTCGCCGACGAGCGTGAACCACGGGCTCATGGTGGCGGCGGCTTCGGGGGCATCGGGGGCGAGCCAGGAGAGCACGACCCAGTCCCCTTCGCGGCGACGGGAGAGTTCACGACCGGTGAGTAGGTGCTGATGCCTGTCGAAGTCGCCTTCGATGCGGGCATCAACTCGGAGTTCGACTGACCGCTCGGTCACGTCAGGTCGTCTTCGGCTGCGATGACGATGCGGCGGGCGAACATGGTGAGGGTGACGGTCACGGCTTCGTCATCGGCGATCTCCCCGATGTGGATCTTTGCTCCGGCGGGGATCAGTACCTCAGTACCGTTAATGCGAACCTTGCTCGGGACGAGGACGGGCGCATCGCCGCCCGGATCGATGATCTCGATGTCGGCACCGCGCCGTTCCGTGAGCGCCTTCTCGAACTTGCCGCTAACGGGTTCCATGGGCGCGGGCCTTCCGTGGGGTCAGTGCAGGTGGATGCGGCGGACGAGGAATCCGCTCCAGGTCCGGATCTCCTCGGTCTCGCCGTCACAGTTCTTGATCAGGCAGACGGTGCGGTCCTGACGGATGCCGCGTTCTGGCTCGGGGTCGGGCTGGCCGATGCCGAGGTCGCGTTCGAGTTCGGCGATCCGTCGCT